GGCCGTAGAAGTTGCTTGCCCATCTTCTGTTACTAATACATTTTCATTAATGGCTTTCAAACCGCTATCTGTAACTAAATAAGCACCTGCTCCAGCAACTAATATAGGCATATCTGCTTCTGGTGCTTCAATAAGTGATAATCCAGCGCGTGAGCGTGCTTCGTTAAGCGTTAAAGTGCCTGATTTAATATTTATATCGGTGGTGCGAGCAAGTTGTTCTGTATCTTCACGCCCACTTTCCATAAACTTAAATTCTAATTCGCGTGGCATACCTAAGAACATATAAGACAAATGACTAATCATTTTGCTTATCCAATTAGCCAAAGGAAGCGCACCTAATACATCTCCTGTTTGAATTTGCCCGTCTTGCCAACCCGCGCCACCTAAACCGCCATCAGGACTAAAACCAATTTCAGCAGGAGTTACGCCATAATGACCGCAAATGCTATTTACCAAATAATCATCCAAAGTGCTCTTAAATCTTTCACCATATCCGTCAAATTGAATTGGTGTCATACCTGCTGGCAATAAACGAACACGCTTGCGTTGTTCTGTTTGACCTGCCAAATCACTATTGAAAATGTTTTCGTAAGCGCGTAATAAGTCTGGGTTATTGCCAAAATTAGCATCCGTTTGCATAAGCAATTCTGGTGTAACGCCATCGGTATATTCTGCACGAAGCCATTGCTGACGGCGCAAATAAATATCTGCTAGTGGTAATGCTCTTTCAGTTGGCGAATAACCATATACGCTAGTTGTTCTACGATTACGAACAAAATAAGCCAATTCATCACTTGTAAATTCACCATCTGCTTTTTCGTTTTCATCTGGCGCCGAAAATTCTGAGCGTGGAAAGCCGTATAGAATTTGTTGATATGCAGAAAATGGTGGCGTAGGACGCATTCCTCTATCGTCAATAAGTGGCTTAATTGTTGAACCATCCAAAATTTGTAAGCCGTTTAATTTATTGCCTACTGTCATTTGAGGCCATATTGCCCACGCATCTAGCACTAATATTTCTTCCAATGCAATATTTAGCCAATCATAAAATAATAATCCGTTGCCTTTATCTGGTTGTTCCCAAAATTGTCTAACTCGGTTAATATCTTCGGTGTATTTTTCTCTAGCAAAAGCCATTGCTCTAACGCGTGAGCCACCAATTTCACTAATTAACTTTTCAGCACTATCTTCGCCTAAAGTAATATCCCAGTTATAACCAAGTATTTTTGCTTTTTGAACTTCTATACATCTACGCAAAATATCAATTTGGTCTGCCGCCGCGCGTAAAGTTCTAAAAGGAACTAAACGCGTTTCGGTTATATTTATATTTTGCGCTACTTGAAATTCATAACGCCTTGGGTCTGGTCTGCCATCACTTGCGCGTGGTGGATTTATTGCGCCCGGAATAATTGGCTGACCTGGTGCAAATGGAACACCAGCAAGATTTGGTGCGCGTTCTAATGGAACGCTTTGTCCATAACTTGTGTTTGCGCCAGTTTGACGCATTTGTTGTTCTGTTACGGTGATAGCGCCAGATGGGAGATTTGGTGCCTTAACAATCTCCTTGGCTACTCGCTCCGCAAATCGGTCAATAAGACCCATTTTTGCCTCCTAATTAGCCGTGAACAACTACGCGATATTGATTACTGGTCGGTGCTACGCTGAACAATACAGTAATAGCCGAGGTGCTTGTGTGTTGAACATCGCAGATAACTTCGGCATACGGGCTGGAATTATCATAAACGGCAACAGTTACATCTCTTGTGTTAAGACTATGAGAAACTGTGTAAGTAGTGGCAGTTCCATCGCCAACGCTTACGGCATATTTGCGAACGGCAATGGCGGTATCTAAATAAAACCCATCGGTATCTACTACTAATCCACCGCTTGCTTTTACTACGCCAGTAAAATTATTACCAGTTAAAAGCACACCGCTACTTGCGGTATAAGTTCCAGCGCCAGAGAACTGCTGAAATACGATAGGGTCAGTTCCAACTGTTGTAACTTCATCAACATTTACCCAACCTGTATTGGCAAGCGTTGAACCGAAATCAACAAAAGTAAAATCGCCGCCAGCAATTTCTGCTGCTGTATCAAAATCAGTTGCGCGAGTAAGAACCCAGTTAGTTGAACCGCTACCTACTGTTGTGAGAGTATAAATACCATTTTCAAAAGTATTTGTTTGCAATCTAACCAAGATACGAGCATTGATAGAAGGAGTTACGCCATCTGTGCTAAATGCTGCTTGAGTTCCTGCATTTGTAAGAGTAGCGCCTACGCCAGCAGTTCCGTTGCTATAAGTAGCATTGAGGTTTGCTGTTGTTGCGGCATATGAAGCGGCATGAATATTTAGACCTTGTGCTACATCATCAACATACTGTTTGTTTGCTGCATCAGTACTTGCTACTGGCGAACCAAGATTTGTAATTTTGTAAGTAGCAAATGAAACATCAGCAGTAGGTACTGCGAGCGCGGAAAGGTTAATTGCGCTGTGTGCGCTGTTGTCATGAACAGGAGTTCCGTGAGTATGGTCATTACGAGCAATACTTGTTCCAGTTCCGTTTGCGCTTGAACCGCCGAATGTTGTTTCTGCCGTGACATTACCAAATGAAGGCATACCATGAGTATGGTCATCACGAGCAGGAGCCGTTCCAGTTCCAACAGCAGCAGTTCCGCCAACGCTTAGATTGCTACCTGCGTTGCTAGTTAATGACGGTGTGCCGTGAGTGTGGTCTGTACGCGAGTATGAATTACTAGAACCATTACCGCTTGACGCGCCATAAGAAGTTTGTGATGTTACTGAACCAAATGCTGATACTTGCGCCCATGTTGCGCCATCATCAAAATAAAGGAGTGCTTGGTCAGTTGCATAATAAAGCCTTCCTGCCGTTCCAGCCGCAGGACGAGCAGCAAATACGCCATACAACACTTCGGATTCTGCTTGCGTACTTTCCCATGCAGTTCCGTTGTAAAAATACAATTCGTTATCATTTGTGTTGTAATAAATCTGACCTGCGCTTGGTGTTGCTGGCGCTGTGGCTAGATTCTGAATTACCGCGTTCTGTAATTCATTCTTTGTCAGGTCAATACTGACGAGGAACTTGCGTGCCATTGTTTCTCCTTAGATTACATACGCGGTGCCAGTGAAAGCAGCCGTGAAGGTTATTACCATTTGATTTACTGATGGATAAGAAAATGCGCCTTCGCATTGTGTACCTGCTGAATCTAATACTACCGCAGTAGGATTAAATCCAAGATTATGATTGATAGTCCATGTCGCTGATGCGATTGCTTGCGTATGAGTATAAGCAACATCACCAGGACTAAATGCTCCTGCTGGTCCTTGCGGTCCAGGAGCAGAAACACGAACGACAGGTTGCGTTACTTGAACTACTACTGTTTCTGACATCTTAAGTCCTTGTCGTTTGTGGGCTTACATCAACAGTGCCTTGAACAAGGCGCGTAATTATTCCTGCTGGCGAAGTAATTTCTAAATCATAAGAATACTTACCATTAGTTATTGCGCTTGTTTGAATATTAGTAGCATGGCAAGCAAATGTGCCTGTTACGCCAGTAATAGTAATACCTGATGTATTAGTTAAAGTCAATACGGCTGTTTTTGCTAATGGCGAAGTGCGTATTTGTAACGCAGCAGTATAGTTAGTTACATTAACAGCAGTTCCGTTTGGATTTTCATAAACAAAAGTAATATACCAATCAGCACCTTGGTCAATAGTGGTGTTGTATGTAACTGCCATTATGCTCCTAGCGCTGCACTACAATAATTACAAATCTTTGCTGTTTTAATATTAGGCATTTGACAAGATGAACAAATTATTGACATGCTTGCCAAAGAGGCTAGAGTACTACCGCCGTCCTTGAGTTCGGTCAAAGACCACACCAAGGCGTCTAGTCTATCAGGTGAATCGTTAGATTCTGGCGTCCAACTCACCATTTGGTCTTCTAATTTCGTAAAACTTCCAACATGATGCACTCGCCCTTGTTCGTATAAGGCTGAGATGGGTTCTGCTCTCATTCTTTTGCCTCTAGTTGCATGCACTTTTGTTACAGGAACAAACTTATCTACTTGCTGCAATACCATGACGACCATATCGCCGCCGTTATTAACTTCCGCAACTATGCGGTCGGCTTTCCAGTCTTTGTAGCCTTGAACCGCTCTTTTGCCCCATGAATCGGGTGTGCCTTTCATAGTTGCATCTTCTAACACATAAAAATGCCCGTCATTTGTAGCCCCAGCAATAACTATTCCCGTTTCATCTGAATCTTCTCCAGATGTTACTGCTGGGTCTATCGCGACTACTATTCGGTAAAGTGATGGGAGTTGTTCTGTTTTTATACGAGTGTTCTCAATCCATGACCGTGACCATAGCGCACCTTCGACATCCTCTAGGAGTTCTCCTTCGAGTTCCTGCCTACCTAGCCTAGTACCTGCATAGCGCGCCTGTAGTTCTAGCAACGCCGTAGCGGCTAGATTTTTTGCATTCTCAAAAGTGTTTCCGCGCGTTATGAAAGTTGTATCTCGGTTAATTAAGTTCTTTAGGAGGGCAACAGGGCGAGGCGTTGTTGTTACAACTGTTCTAGGTCTAGTGCCAAGGCGCAAGCCAAACATTAATTGGTCCCATGCGTCAGGGTCTTCCCATGCTGCTAATTCATCACACCAAGCGCCATGATGCTGCGGTCCGCGCAACCTATCAGGCTCTTCGGCTGAAAATAACTTAATCTTGCTGCCGTTAGTTAAAATGATTTCGCCCATCGAGCGATTCCAGTTTCGTATTACTTGGTATCTTTGTAACACATTAACTATGCCCGATTCACCTTCGGCGCAAGTATCGCGAGCATCAGCAAAAGTCCTTGCAACAATAGCCCAGCGAGTGCGAGGGTTTTTTATAGCCTCGTTGGCTAACCATTCCGCACCTGTTCGTGTTTTACCCCAACCGCGCCCCGATAAAATTAACCATATAAGCCATTCATTATCTGGCGGTATCTGGCTCGGTCTGGCTACTTCCTCCCAATAGAGGCGTGAGGCCACCATCCAGTCCACTAGCGTCGGTTCGGTTTTGGGCGACCAAGTGGGCAAGTTCTTTAACTCGTTCATTGAATTCATTGCCGCCTTCACTAATTGTTATATCTTGCTTAATATTTGTAACATACAGGCCTAACAGTTTAGCCCGATTATCCATAAGTTTGAGAAGGTATTTAGCCGCCTCTATATCGCCTCGTAATGCTTGCGGCAAATAAACCTGCGCCAGCCTATCTAAACGCTCACGCTCTTGCTGCCTTATTTCATCTGCTGGTTCTTGTAGCGTTCTTGTCAATGCCCTCTTATAGGCGTTATAGGCTGCTCCTGCGCTCGCAAAACCAGCCGCTTCGGCAATTTGGTTCCATGTGGCATAGAGTAAGCGCATTTCAAGCACCTTGCGCTCTTTTTCAATTGTTTCATGTAGCGGATATTTTCTTCCCATATATTACCGCCTTACTAAAAATAACAATTCGTTACGCGTTTCTATCTCATCTCTAAATAGACCGCGCATAACACTTGTACTCATAGTACTTGGGGATTTAATGCCCCTCATAGTCATACATAGATGTTCGCCATCTGCGATAACTGCTATGTTAGATGAACCCGTTATACGAGTAATCTCATCTGCAATATCATTAGCGAGGCGCTCCTGCACTTGAGGT